GGCGTCCAGTGCGGTGAGGGATCCAGGCCGCACGGCCACGCTCACGGACAAGGATGCGCTGTTGCATCCCTGTCCAGCATATCAGGAAGCAACCTAGCGCCGAGAGCGCCCTGACCTGCTGGCTCCTCCCAAGCCTGGAGCCTGAGAATGACTTCTGAAGTCGACCCGATTGTTGTGGTGGGTAAGCGTAAGCGCGTCGGTGATAAGCCCTATTTCGGACCTGACGGTGGCAGTGGTGGCGTCGTTGATGATGGCGGCTGGGGGGGTGGCAGCGCCGGCATGACGCAAGGCCAAGTCGATCTTGAGAACAAGCGCCAAATGGACTGCGCCGCTAACAAGGCGGCTGAGGCGATCAAGGCGAAGCCGAACAGCAATAAGAAAGAGTGGTTCAGCCACGTCTTCAAGGATGCCAACGACAACACGGCCTATCATGCGCCGCGGGGTGGGGCGGGTGCAGAAATCCCTGTCGCGACCTTCGATGCAGCGCGGGCAGAGTTTGGCATCGCTTCGTCAAGCGTTTTGGCCATCATCCACAATCACCCCGCTGACGAGTACTGCAACGGCGATATTGGGAACGGAACGATCGACCCTGCCTGGAAAGCGCGTCAAATCGCTTTCAACCAATTTCCGTCGGATAATGATTGGGGATATGCGGCGTCGCTCAATAATCCCGACCTCACCCTCTACGTTGTCGGTTGCGACGGCCTCACCCGCAGTTTCAAGTTTGCGGAAATGAGTACGCTGCGTCCGTTGGTGAACCCGCTGACCATGCCCACGGCACCGATCCCGCCTCTGCGGGCCAAAGTGCCCCCGTCTTGCACCTAACGTAGCAGTGGAAGTGGCTGGGCTTCGCGCCCAGCCATAACCGCCTTCAAGTGAATGAGACGTTTGGAAGTAACCCGTCCCTGGTCGTTCAAAACCAAGAACGGCCGCTGGACCCTTGAGCCTAAGGTGCCCCGTTGGGTGCCAGAGATCGTAGCCTTGGCCGCTGAAAGCGACGGGGTGACGAAAATGGCTCAGCCCCCACAATGCAAATCTGGAGCAACCCATGGTCCCCATGAAAGCCCTCGTCGGCTTCTCCCTGGCTGACGGCTCGGCAGCCGCCGGCGCCACCTTCAACGCCAAGGATGCCAAGGCCGCTGATTGCCTGGAGGCGGCAGGCGTTGCGGAGCGGGTGAAGGTCGAGAGTAAGGCCAAGACCGAATCGACAAAGGCCAGTGCGACCACTTCCGCCTCCTGACCTGTTCGAGGTCAGCGTCGCCAATATCGACCGCTTCGTCGCAGCTCACGATCTGACGGAGTGGCTGAGCGAGGCTTTCATTGACGACGGCGGGGGCCTCACGAACGAGGATCACGCGCACCTTAGGCAGGCCAGCATCGGCACGCTCTGGACGACGGCCGCTAATTCACGTCAGGGCCGCGCCGTCATCGGCCAGGCTGAGGTGGGTTCGCCTCGCGCCATGGGCCGCTGGGCAAAGGCTCGCGCCGAGCAACAGGTCAGGGAGTGGTTCGGCCATATCCCCGACTTCATCCTGACCTTCAGCGCACCCTATGCAGCGCGAGCCACAGACGCTGAGTTCTGCGCCCTCGTAGAGCATGAGCTTTACCACTGTGGCCAAGAGCGCGACGAGTGGGGCGCCCCGAAGTTCCGAAAGAGCGGATTGCCCGCCTTCACCATGCGTGGCCACGACGTCGAAGAGTTTGTCGGTGTAGTTCGCAGATATGGCGCAGATGCCTCCGGGGTCAGGGACCTTGTAGAGGCCGCGTCCCATGAGCCGTTGATAGGCAGGGCATCGATCGCACAGGCTTGCGGGACGTGCTTGCTGAGGGCGGCCTGACCTAGACGGAGCCTTGACATCGACATGGCCAAGGAACGCCTAGCCCCAGAGGTTCAGACCTACATCGTTCAGGCGCTCGCCTGCTTCGACAGCCCCAAGACGGTAGCCGACGCGGTCAAGGCCGAGTTCGGCGTCGTCATCACCCGGCAGTTGGTCGAGACCTACGACCCGAACAAGAAGGCCAGCGGCGGCCTCGCGGCGAAGTGGGTCTCGCTGTTCGAAGAGACCCGCAAGGCCTTCCTGGAAGACACCAGCAGGATCGCCATCTCGCATCGCGCGGTCCGTCTCCGGGCGCTCCAGCGGATGGCGGAGAAGGCCGAGACCATGGGCAACATCGCCCTGGCGGCTCAGTTGTTCGAACAGGCCGCGAAGGAAGCGGGTGACAGCTACACCAACCGGCGCGAGCTGACGGGTAAGAACGGGGCGCCCCTGCCTGCGGCAGCGCCAGCCGTCGTGATGTACCAGCTACCCGACAATGGACGCGGCTGAAGCCACGGTCATCCGGCCGCAGCCGGGACCGCAAGAAACCTTCCTCGGCAGCTCGGCCGACATCGCCATATACGGCGGCGCGGCAGGCGGGGGGAAAACGTGGGCGCTGCTGATGGAGCCGCTCAGGCACATCGGCAACGAGAACTTCGGCGCGGTCTTCTTCCGACGCTCGACGGTCCAGGTCCGCAACGAGGGCGGCCTTTGGGACGAGAGCGAGAAGCTCTATCCGGTCATTGGAGCCACGCCGAAAGAGCACGTCCTGAGCTGGCAGTTTCCCTCGGCGGCGACGGTCAGCTTTGCTCACCTGGAGCACGACAAGACGGTCCTGAACTGGCAGGGCTCGCAGATCCCGCTGATCTGCTTCGACGAACTGACGCACTTCAGCCAGAAGCAGTTCTGGTACATGGTCAGCCGAAACCGCTCGATGTGCGGTGTTCGGCCCTACATCCGGGCGACCTGCAACCCCGACGCGGATAGTTGGGTCGCTGAGTTCATCTCGTGGTGGATCGACCAGGAAACGGGGCTTCCTATCGCAGAGCGCGCCGGGAAGGTGCGTTGGTTTGTCCGCATCAACGACGCGCTGATCTGGGCAGATGATCCGGTTGAGCTGGAAGAGAAGCATCCGGGCATTCCGCCCAAGTCGGCCACTTTCATTCCGGCCAAGCTGACGGACAATGCGGCCCTGATGGCTGCCGACCCCGGCTACATGGCCAACTTGCTGGCCCTGCCCAAGGTCGAGCGGGAGCGCCTGCTTGGCGGCAACTGGAAGATCAGGGCGGCGGCGGGTCTGCTGTTCAAGCGGTCGTGGGTGACCGTGGTGGATGCGGCTCCAACCGATCTGCGGATCGTTCGGGGCTGGGACCTGGCCGGAACGCCCAAGGTGGACGGCAACGACCCCGACTGGACGGCTGGCACGAAGATCGGTCAGTCCCGTTCAACAGGGCGCTACATCGTCCTGCACCACGTCAGGGAGCGGGACACGCCGCACAAGATCGAGGCGCTCATCTCGAACACCGCCTCGCAGGACGGGCGAGATGTCGAGATCAGCCTTCCGCAGGACCCCGGCCAGGCGGGCAAGGCCCAGGTCGCGACACTGATCAAGATGCTGTCGAGCTACACAGCCCGCGCCACGCCAGAGACCGGCGACAAAGAAACCCGCTTCGGCCCGTTCTCGGCGCAGTGCGAAGCCGGAAACGTCGACGTTCTCCGCGGCCCCTGGAACGAGGAATGGTTCATGGAACTGGAAGCCTTCCCGGATGCCGCGCACGATGACGATGCGGACAGCACGGCTCGGGCCTTCAATACGCTGTCGCTGGCGCCGCCGCCAGCCCGCAAGGTGAAGGTCAGCTTCTGATGGCGGTGAACGAGCGCGATCCTGCCTGGGCTGTCCATGCCGACGCCCGGAAGAAGGTCCACGACCTCCTGAGCGGTCGAGAGGATGCGCTGGGCTATGTCCGCGCGCTGCCGGGTCATGATGAGGCCACGGCGCAGCGGTTCCGAGAGGGGGCCTACTACCTGCCGGTCACGGCCCGCACAGCCGAGGCTTTCAGCGGCTTGGTCTTCGGCAAGACCCCGACGCGTTCGAACCTCGACGCTCTGGACGCCTATCTCGGCGACGTGACCGGCTCCGGCCAGGACATCGACCGCTTCGCCGAGCAGGGCTTCGACGGCATCCTGTCGACCGGCGCCGTCATGGTCCTGGTGGACTATCCCGACGCGCTGGCTGGGGCGACCAAAGCCGACGCCGAGGCCGAGGGTGTTAGGCCCAC